CTTCGACCCATATGGCTCTAGGTTCAGAATCAGCCTACTCCGCCCCCGCGACAAGGTCACTACTAAGTGTCTCTTGCAGCCCAGGGCACTGATTAGCATCCTACCGGATGGCGTGCTACCATGGTATGTCACGCACCCAAGGGACCCAGTGGTAGTCATTTGCACAACTAACCGACAGGTCTCCCAGGTCTATCAGCCCCCTTGACCAGTCAATTTTGTGGTTTCGCAATTGCTCTTCCAACAATAATTGCTGGTCCACAGATACTCCCCAAGTTAACTCGAAGGCGACGCGCGTTGCATCATTGATCGGCATCGGCTTTGCATGCTCCTGAACTTTCTTCATGTCCAAGGTTCCCTTGAACTCAAGTCCAATACGGTGCTCTAACGCCTCATCAAAGAGCGAGTGGAACTCCACCGTCCCACTCTCGCGTATGAGCATTAATGCATACTCTTGAAGGATGGGGATGCCCCTATTTAAATACAATTCGCAGGTACCCACAGAGTTCATCACCTTCATGCCTACTTTTGGATTGTCATAGTGACGGTGACTTGTCCCTCCGGTGGCCAACACCTTCCGGAAGTCTCTAGCCATTACAGCCTCACCGTTAGCCCTCTGGGTCAATTTGGTCTGACACCAGTTTATGTCCCAAAGTTCCCGAGCCACCTCCTCAACTTTGAGACTATGGCCGTAACTCCTGAACAGCCCACTTAGTGCACTCTCTACGCGATCCACCTCGGTAGCTTCCAAGAACAGAAGTATGTCGTCACCATCATCAAGGAGGTCATAGCTATCCACACCCAAGGTGCGCATAGCTGTCATGGCCATAATCACCATGAGAAGGCAGTTGCCTAGCGCTGTATTCACATCGCCAGACATCCGTTTACCCTTCGTCCTGTACTTAAGACCAGTACTGGATCTCCCCTTATTGTTAAGATGGTATGCCAACAACCTGTTCAATTCCGCTCTCTCGGACGGATCACATAACTCCAAGTACACAAAGTGTTCTATTTGTTCTAACACCTCAGGAGCTACGTGACAATCGAATCTCGAGCAATCCAATGATAGACACCTCGGATCCGCGAATGTATCCCATTTCTGCAACAGCAGTTGAGCCCGTTGCCTCGAGTTGGCACCTTTGCCAAAGATCCTAGTCTTCCGGAAGCCTGGACGATTTCCCATTTCTCGTCGGAAGCTAGTCAGAGAGTATAGTTGATGTTCGATTGGCAAGAGAAAACTCGCCAAATCGATATTATGCCTAGGATCCCTAGCCTGGATCGGCCTAGGGTCCTTGGCTTGTTGCCAGGCCTTCTCGGCCTTGACAAACATTTTTACACGTGCATCCAGGGCCGTACTGTGAGACCCGCACAGTGAGGCGAGCGCATTCTCATGCATAGTACGCTTGCGCCCTGAATACCTATTTACAACGGCACCGAACGGCAACCGGGGATAAGCTGACCCCATGTTGCGCCGCTGCAATTTGCCGACTATAACTCTCGCAGTCTGGCGCAGGTTCTTTAAGCCTTCCTCGGAAGGGATAGGAACCTCCTTCAACACCCTAGTACGCAACCCGTGGAGTTCGTTGCATGTGCAGCTCTGCGCGATGTAAGGCAGGCGCGAATCTCCAAGTACGTCGGGTC